CGTTACACAGGTAAGAACGAGGATGATGATTTTCTGGTAAAGATAAAGGATTAAAATGTCTAATGACCCTGAATTTTGGTGGGGCTTGTGCATAATTTTCATAATTATTGCTGGTATAGCTCAAATTGGTGCGATTATCTGCCATTACTTAGGAGTATAAATGCATTATAAAATACATATAGCTACTTTCAATTATTTGACTAAGTACGATTATACGCTTTACACATCATTAAGAAAATTAGTAGAAAATGCAACCATAATAACGTTTTCAGACAACATCGAACGAACGCTTGCATATTTGAATAAACCGACTAAAGCTATTAATAGAGAAAGGAGGTAATCGAAATGGCCAAAATCACTATCACCGAGCGCACGACCGAGCTTCACGGCATCAAAATGGAATCCGACGGCACTATCGTAGATTTCGAGGGCACCATTGAGGGCCGCGCCTATCGCGACATTATGCGCGCTACTCGCGCGGCTCGTCGTAAGTACAACGACCCGACCATTGATGTATGTGAAATCAACGTCACGGCAACCAAAATGCGCATCGACTCAGAGGACGTAAAGAAGTACGCAACCATTGCCGAGTAAAGGAGCTAATCCATGGAAACCGCAATCACCACCACCGAGAACGCCGCCCTGTACGTGCCCAGCAGCTATACCACCTTTGACGTCAACGCGTCCGTTGAGGTCAAGAAGATGGCCGTTAACGCGGTCAATGCCGCTGAGTCCTTGGCCCAGTTCGAGGGCAAGTCGCTCAACATCATCGGCATTATGACCATGCCCGGCACGCGCCGTTCGCGCCAGCAGGGCGTGCCCGACACGCCTTGCACCAACACTTACCTTATTGCCGATGACGGCAAGGCGTACTTCTCACAGTCCGAGGGCGTGCGCCGCGCGGCCGACTCGTTCAAGTCTATGGCCCTCTTCGGCGGCGAGCCTGTCCCCATGCATTTGGAGTCTAAGCAGCTCGCTAACGGTAACACCATCAAGACGCTCGTTTTGGAGTAGACTTATCCAGTAGGCGCGTCTCTACCTTTTCTCTACGCGCCTATCCCTCATTCCGGCCCGCCGCCTCAGCGACTCAGGCGGCGGGCCTTTTGGCAAGGAGCGGCCATGTTCGACGTTGAGCTTAAATTTTTGATGTATGACCCCGACGCGCACGCGTCTAAGTTCCTCGTTCGCGTTACAAATGGGCTTGTGAGCGAAGAGAAAGTGGCATGGCTTGATATGTCCGCCATATCAGAAGTTTACGCAGAGGATAGCAGGCGCATGGCTGCTGTTCGCTTTGAGAGCCTTAAAGACAAGACATTCATGAAGGGCTACGCCGCAGCTATGCGCGCCGTGGTCGAGTACGCGGAAGGCGCGCTATAATGGCCCGCAACCCACAGACCCGCGCGGCGAGCCGAGCGGCGGACGCGACCCGCAAGCGCGCAAAGCGCGCCCTCGCGCGCGTTGAGAAGCAGCTGGACACGCTCAGCCCGCACAGCTCAAAGCTGCGGCGATCCTCGCTAGAGGCACAGCGCAGCGAGCTGCAAAGTCAAATATCCGGCTCGTACGCCACGCGCGAGCGTGGCAACAAGTGGAGCTACACAAAGGCCGCACAAAACACGCTCGCCCAAATCCGCCAATCAAAATATAAAACGTCTGATGAACTGAAAACCGTCGATTTCTCACAAGAGCTGAACAAGGCCGCTGCGGGCCGTGCGTCCGCGCTGGGAGATAACGGCCAGATAAAGGCCAAAGTGTTTTGGCGCGCAACGCAATCCCTTTGGGAGGGCCACAGCTTGTCCGAGCGACAATCCCTTATCTTGCAAGGTACCAACTCAACGAGCCTGCAACAGGCTTATGCCAAGATAATGCGCTTGCCCGAGGTGCGCGACGCGCTCAAAGAGGGCGAAATGGATTTCGAGGAAATGCTGGACACTGAGACGGAAGAGGGCGCGGAGTTCTTGCGCTCAGAGGCAGAGGCTCAGCGCGAGTACCGTACCGGCTCCCCGATTGAAACGCTCATGCTAAGCGCTTACACAGCCGCCCGCAAGGCGTGGTGACATGCCCCGCAAGCGTCCAGAGAAAAAGTTCAAGATTTGTTGCGCGTTCGACACCGAGACGTGCAACTATGAGGAGGTACGCGACGGCAAGCGCGAGCATCGCGCTTACGTCGTTTGCTACCAGCTGAACGACTTGCGCAACATCAAAATTGCAAATTATGAACCTGAGAAGTCCGACGATGTGAGAATCTACCGGACTGAGCAAGAGGTTCTTGATTATATAGAAGATTTAATCGAATGGGGCAAGCTCCATATGGTCGTGCCCATCATATGCGGCTATAACTTGCTGTTCGATATGCAAACGCTGCTCTATGACCTGAACCAAACGCACGAGATGGCCGTCACAGCGCAGACCTCAACAAACGTCTACACGCTCGATTTAATGGACGAGAAGACGCGCTTGCTGCGCTTTTGGGACACGTTCCATCTAGAGCAGAACGGTCTTGCGGCCATGGGCGAGACTGCGGGGCTAGCGAAGCTCAAAGGGGATTGGGACTACTCGCTTATTCGCACGCCCGAAACGCCCCTCACGTCCGAGGAAATCGGCTACGCCACGCGCGATGTGCAGGTAATCCCGGCTTATCTCCGATACGTGTTAGAGGCCAACCCATGGGCGCGCGAGGAGGATTTAGGTGTAAGGATTCTAACTAAAACATCCCTCGTGCGTCGCATGGCCGAAAACGAGATAGGCCCGCTAGAGTACAAGGGGCGTGGCGGGAAATGCACTGTAGAAAAGCACTTCTTGCAGACGTGCCGAACAGAGATAGCTAAAACCTTTTATGAGTATGGCTTGCGCAAGGCGTGTTTTCGCGGCGGCTTCACGTTCACCGGCGCGGCCTATGCGTCCACGATTCAGCAAAACGTGTGTTCGCTGGACGTTACTAGCATGCATCATCAATTCATAAACGGCCGCTATGTGCCGGTGCAGTTCGTGGCAGTGCCGAGCAACGTTCTTCGGCACGCCTGCGAGTCCATACTTTCGACAAGCCTTGAACATGTGTTGAAAAACTATCACAAGCCCTTAGAATACGGCATGCACGCGCGAATTGAGTTCACAAATATAAGAATTAGAAGCAATTCATGCTTTGAGCGTTGGGGCGTTGCCCTCGCGCCCGCTGCCAAGTTCGGCGCGTTCGTCGCGAGCGGGGCGGACTTTAGGCAATCCGAGGCCCTGCGCTACACCGAGCGCGCGGCCCGCATGGCCGGGTGGCGCGACTCCGCGCAAGGGGCGGTATTCGCCTTCGGCAAGCTCGTGAGCGCTGAGCGGGCCGTCATGCACCTATCAGAGATAGAGTTATGGTGCATGAGTCGAGTATACGAATGGGATGAGTACGCGCCCATATTGGGCGAGCTAACTAACAAGTTCAGCCGCCCGCCCGCGTACGTGACGTTACAGAGCCATTTGCTGTTCCAACGCAAGCAAGATATGAAAAAGGTAACCAACACGTACACTGAGGGTAAGCCCTACGACGGCACGATAGGCGCGAGCATACCTGACGGCATAGCGCGCGAGCTTAAAGACGGCACAGCTAACATGGCATTTCTTAAAAGCTATTACGGTTCTACTGTCAAAGGTTCGTTTAATTCCATATACGGCACGCAGGCACAGGACTTGCTCAGGCCTGATTATATCGTTCAATCAGGCGATATAAAAATAGACGCTGATACCAACGTTTGCGCGGAGAACTACGCCGATAAGCTCGCAGAGGTCAATGCCCCGCGCGTGTGGTACCAGTACGGTATGCGCATCGTGGGCGGCTCGCGTATGCATCTTGTTATAGCTCTAGAGCTGCTAGATGCCGCCTTCGGCGATGCCGTGCGCGTGACCGGCGGGGACACCGATTCGATTAAGGCGAGCGTGGATTTAAGCGTGACTGACTTAGATTTGACACAGGCGCTCGCGCCCTTGGCAGATGCGAGCGAGCGGGCGCGCGAGAAGTGCATGGAGTGGGCGCGCTCGCAATGGCCCGACCTTACCGCGCCCATGGACGGCGTAGGGGCGTTCGACATAGAGGCGTGCGGGGACGCGACGCGCTACCCGTGGCATTATGAGTTATGGAACAAATGCAGGGTATCTATAGACGATTCCGGGAAATCGCACGTCACAGCGGCAGGCCTTCCGAGGCCTGCTTTATTATTTAATATAGAAAACGCAATAGATGCCCTTTATATGGAAAAAGGCCCTGCGGCCATGCCCGCATGCATGGGCTATAACGTTTACGTCGATTGCACAATAAGTCACACACTGCAAAGGACGCATCCCGAGCCTGACGCGCGCGTAGATGCGCGCCAAACAGATTATATGGGCAATACCGCCCACGTGGACGCGCGCGAGGCTATCGCGCTCTATGACTGCGGGCGCTGGTTGGGGGAGACGAGCGCCAAAACCAACGCGCGCGACGTGCGCCATCTGCGCGAGCGTTGGGGCCGGGACGTGGACACGCGAATAAGAACGCTCTATTATGACGGTACATTGCACGTGGATGAGGGGATGATAAGCAATGCCGGTTAAAACTCTTATGAGCGGGGAATACGCCTACGATTGGGGAGCGGTACTCCCCTACGATGCGGACATAACGGCTGTTGTGGGCGCGCGAGGAATAGGCAAGACGTTCGGCATGCGAGAGCAGTTCTTACGCGATTTCCATAAAAAGGGAAAACGTTTTTGCGCCATCACGCGCAACCAATCGAACATCGCGCCATTGTCAAAAGGCTACATGGATAAGGTTCTTAAAGCTACTGAGAACTATAATCTGCGCAAATGGATAGACTCCGAGAACATCGCGTGCCAGACGCGCGGGCAAGAGCTATGGATAGGGCACCTCACGATAGATAAAAAGGGAAAACAACACCTTGAAGATGCGCAGCTCATGGGTTATTTCGTCGCGCTATCGAACAACTCATACCTGAAAGAGCAGACCTTTACCGGCGTTAACCGGGTGGCCCTCGATGAGTTCTTGTTGCCGCATTCCGACCGTTACCATAAATATTTGAACGACGAATATTCTTTGCTCGCCAACGTCGTGGACACCGTGACGCGCGAGCGCCCGGGGGACGCGAAACCCCATATATACCTCATGGCGAACGCCTGCGACCTGTATAACCCGTATTTCGCAGAATGGGGCGTGGAGCAGACCCCGCGCGCGGGCCTCACATGGCATTGCGGCCACAAGGTACTGATAGACAACTTGCGCGCAGACGCGTACGGACGCGCTAAGCAGCTGGGCACCGTGGCGGGACGGATGCTCGCGGGCACGGACGCGGGCGAGCTTGCGGCGATGAACGACTTTGCCGAAGACTCTACCAGCTATATAGAGCCTTTACCCTACAAATGCCGCTACGCGTTCAGCCTGATATACCGCAAGCAGTTCTTACATGCTTACATAAATTATGACCTTGGCAAGATGTGGCTATCGTGGCGCGTGGCGAAAGGGCAGCCCCATAGGGTGTTCGCGTTGTCGAAGCGCGACGGTTCCCCCGAGTACCATTTGGGCAAGTCGGCATCGACGGCGGTTAAACAGCTTATGGACGTGTGGGGGCGCGGCCTTCTCTTCTTCGAGAAGCCCGCCATTCGCGAGCGGTTCTACATGATACTTGACGATTTTGGGCAGAAGTAGCATATTTTATGCGAGAAGTACCGAGCGCCCACATGGGAGACTCACGGGACACCTCGCGGCAGCGCGGCCTAAGCGCGGAAGCGCTCGCGCGGCGGGTTGGCTAGCGCCTAACCGGTTATGCCCATGCGCAAGCGGTCGCGAAAATCATTTATAGGGCCGCGCACAACTTGCGCGGCCCTATTTTTGTGTATAATCGCGTTGACGGTTAAAAACATCATGCGACAAAGGAGGCATGAGCATGGACGGCGATACCGAGATTGATGAGCAGACCGAGGAGCCGACCGAGGAGCCGACCGAGGAGCCGACCGAGGAGCCGACCGAGGAGCAGACCGAGGAGCCGGGCGTTAAGGGCGTGCCCGACCTCTCCGAGATTGCGCAGGGCATCAAGGACATTTTGCAGGGCTTGCGCGACCTCGCGGAGACTATGGCGGCAACGCGCGTGGCGAACGGCGCGGTAATCACCGACGATGCGCAGGTGGGCGAGGAGGATTACACGCCCGACCTGCCCATTTTCGAGGACCCGCGCGAGCGCGACTATACCATCTAAATTAGGAGGCAATCAAAATGGCAACCAATAACGCTACTATCATCGGCGATTTCCTGATGAGCGGCACCAACGACTATCAGCAGCGCATCCCCAACCCCACGCAGGCGGGCGTTACCGCTGTGGCGCGGGCGCTCTTCGACCCGACCAACCGCGATATTTACAACAACTTCTGCCAGTGGCTCATTACCGTGCCCGCGTTCTCATACACTCGCGCGCAGTCCTTTGAGAATGGTTTGAAGTCTTTCGTCAAGAAGATTCAGTTCGGCAACGGCCTCATTGAGAATCAGGTTGGATGGGTGAAGGCCCATGCCTACGACCCCGCAGCAGAGACGCTGCTGAAGAAGCACTTTCCCGAGGGAGCGCAGGCGTACCACACTCAGAACCGTCAGGATGTGTACCCCATCAGCCTTTCTCGCGACGCGCTGCGCACGGCGTTTAACGACGAGTACGGACTGAACCAGCTCGCCGCTCAGATTATGCAGGCACCCATCAACTCGGACGAGTACGACACTTATCGCCTGATGCTCAACCTGCTCGCTGAGTACGACGCTAATTCCGAGATTTATACCGTTCACTACGACTCCGAGCCGACGAGCGAGGAAGAGGCCCGCAGCCTGCTTGCCGACATGGTGGCGTGGTCTAAGCGCATCACGTTTCCGAGCGCGCTTTATAACGCGTCGGGCGCGTACGGCTCGCCCATCGCGACTTTCTCCAAGCCCTCGCAAATGGTGCTGATGGTAACGCCCGAGATTTACGGCCTTATCGGGGTCAAGGGTCTCGGCATGCTCTTCAACATCGAGCAGGGCGAGATTCCCTATCGTACCATCGTGGTCGATGAGTTCCCCATGCCCGGCGTTTTCGCGGTTCTCTGCGATGAGTCCTGGTTCCAGGTATACGACACCGAGTATGGCACCTATTCGTTCTTCGACCCCGAGACGCTTACCATGCAGTACTTCTTGCAGCACTGGGGCGTTTACAGCGCGTCTCCGTTCGCGCCCATCCTCGCGTTCGGCACGCGCGCGGCGGGCAGCGCGGCAATCGTTACCGAGACGGTCACCGGCGTTGACGTGAGCGCTGCCGCCGCTAGCGTTGAGCTGGGAGGTTCCGTGGCGCTTTCGGTCGCGCTCACCGGCACCGTTGACCCGTCCGACGAGGGCGTTGAGGTGGAGCCGGATTCTGTGACGTGGGCTGTTACCGCCATGCGCGGAAGCGAGGCGGTCAAGCTCAACTCCCGTACCCGTGTTGATTACAAGAATATTCTTCACGTGCAGTCTTCGGGCGAGCTTAAGAGCGGCGATGTGCTTACCATCATGGGAACCGCCACGTACAAGAACCCGTCGGCCACGGCTACCGACACGTTCACCGACTCCGTTACCGTTACTATTGACTAGCTGCGCCCTTTGATTAAGCGGTAACGAGCCATAAGGGTCGGGCCATAGCGGCCCGGCCCTTTCTCATAAGGAGTTGAAACAATGGATTTCCCACACCTTATCAATAACCCGCCCAATTTCCCGACGGCAGGCCGCGAGCTGTATGAGCAGATAGAGGGCGCTTTTGATTACACGCTTTGGAAAGAAGGCACTAAGTTGACGCTTACCCGCGTCCCGTGGGGGCCGTATGAGGCGGGGCGCTCAGACTCGGTGCCGGGGTTCTCCACGACCGACGAGCGCGACGCATGGCTAAGCTCATGGTGCGCGGGCGAGCAGGCAGAAACACACGAACTTGATACTATGGTTCGCTATAAGCTCGATTCGTGGGTTGACCTGCCGTTCCCGTTCGATAACGCCTTTACCTATAACTATTTGATTGTTGATTACCCGACGCCGCCGGTGGCAAACGGCATCGCGTCGCGTTATCTCTTCTTCCTCACCGACGTTAGCTATAAATCCCCGAACTGTACCCGCGTCGCGCTCAGCTGCGATTGGTGGACAACGTTTTCGCCGCTCATGGGTATAAAGCAAATGCAGCTCACGCGCGGCCATGCCCCGGTTGCCGCCACCAGTGTGGCGGATTACCTCAAAGACCCCATCAATAATTCAAAGTACCTGCTCGCGCCTGACATTGATTTCGCCGGGTCTGAGCGCCTGAGCGCTTCAAAAGATTATGTGTTCAACGACGGTACCACATACGTTGTTATCGCCTTCAAGTCGCTCATTTTCGCGGAGTCCATGGCAAGCTATGCCATGCCTTATACCAACTTCTATGACCGTTGGGGCTGCTTGTCAACGCCGCAATTCGCGGTCGCAGCTAGCGAGTGGTCAACGTTCGTCAACGCATGGCAAGCCAACGCGCCGCAGCTCGTGCAAGGGATTGAATGCGTTTTCTATGCGCCGGGAAAGTTCCTCGATTTGCAAGGCGGGTTCTCTTTATGGGATTGCACCGTTTACCAATTCAATGCCAAATCCATTGAGCACACGTTTACGCTAGAACAAAGCGATTTCGGATTCGATGACAAGGCAAAGGATTTCGCAAAGCTCTACACGTGGCCTTACTCACATTTGGAGTACACCGACGAGCGCGGCAACGTGACCGAGATACGCATAGAGGAGCTGAGCGGCAACGGCCTTACTGTTTCTACCCTTCTCAACGTGGCGTTTCCCACTTTGTCTTTTGACGCGATACCTTTGAACGTGGGCGGAAGCAACCGGCGAACGCTAGCGTTCTCCACCGTCGGCAGCAACCTGCGCGAGGTCGGCGGCAAATGGTACGAGCTTGCGAAAACCTGGGACATTCCCACGTTCGCGCTTTATCAGGTGAACGAGATTACCGCCGGATACAGAAAACATTTTATCTACGAGCAGCAGGAAAACGACGCGAGCACGGCACAAAGCGACGCTAACGCGCTCGCCTATGCGGCGTACCAGAACGCGCTCGCGACGAACGCGACCAATGAGGCGAACGCCGACCGCAACGCGAGCGTGGTTACCGCGAACGCCGCGAACAGCGCCAACACTACCACGGCGAACGCTGCGGTAGTTGCTGCGGCCAACACTGCCACGACCGCAACGAGCGTCGCGAACAGCTCTTCGGCGGCGATAGAGTCCAACAGCGTCGCGAGCGCGAACACGTCTAGCGACAACGCGCTGTGTACGGCGAACTATGAGGCGGTACAGGACGGTTTGGCCGTGGCAGCGACCAACAACGGACTTAACGCGATAGGCGGTCTTGTCTCGGGCGTGGCATCGGTTATCGCGGGGGACGTGGCGGGCGGCTTAGGCTCCATGGCATCGACGGCCATTAATTATGCAACTAGCGCCAATAGCAATGCCGTGAGCCAGTCGAACTCAACCGCTGTTTATTCAGCAACTGTGAAAGCTAACAGCGCTAAGACGGCATGGGCGCAGGGCTACACCAACGTGTGCACGAGCCTCTCGAACGATAATGCCACGGCCAACATGGCAACCATGAACAGCGCCAACACGAGTGTTGCGGCCAATACTGCGTCAATGGTTCGCAGTAACGCCGCCAACACGGCCGGGGCCATGACCGCCAACGCGAGCGCGACGCATTCAACCGGGGACGCGAACGCGCAAAGGACGTATGACGCGAGCACCGGCAATGCGAGCCGCGATTACTCTAACGCGCTCAATGCTATCGCCAATAGTAAAAAGACTGATGCGCTACAGGCGCCAAACACATTCGGCACGTACGCGCACACGGAATATGCCGCAACGCGCCCCATGGTGCAGAGCGTGCAGGTGGTTCGCGAGTCCGACGCGAGCATTGCGCAGGCGGCGGCGGGCTTTGCGCGCTATGGGTACGCGCTAAACCAGATATGGGACTTCACGGGATGGAACGTCATGAAAAATTTCAGTTTTTGGCAGGCGGATTACATCGTCGCGAGCGCTGCCAACAAGGTGCCGGAGGCTGCGCAGACGGCTATTCGCGAGATGCTATATAATGGGGTAACAGCATGGAAAGACCCGGCGAACATAGGGAGCGTGAGCGTGTATGACAACTGAGGACGCTACGAGCGTTGATGAGGACACCGAGCGCGACGAGTACACGCTTGATGAGATTTTGGCGCTTTCCGATTACTCGGGCCTCACTAACAACGAGGTTAACATGTTGATAGCCTACAAAGAGAACATCGCTTACCTCAGTGGGCAGGCCGACGCAGCGAACAGCTATAACGCTAAAATCTCTGATGAGCTTTTGGAGCGCAACCAGAAGGCACAGGAGACGGCTGAGGCCGCTTTTAATGCCGCGATTGAGTCAAGCGTAAAGTTCCAGATGCTCACGTTCGATTAGGATTTTGATATGGGTAAACGTGGAAAGAGTCAAAGCCCCTGCGGCAAGGGCGCATCGACGTATTGGCAAAGCGATGACCTTAACCGCCGCTATTCGTCGTATTTCGCTAAATGTTTGATGCGGCTAGCGCTCGCGCGGTTCAGGTGGGTTAATCTCCCTGAGTCATGCGACGCGCGCTATTTGGAGTGGCAACTTTTGATGAACGGCATTGCAACCATAGCGCGGCCCGCTAGCGCGGACGTGTTCGTAAGCCTGCAATGCGTGCCCGAGGGCATCAACATGTACGGCACGCCGCCCTCGTGGCGTTGCGTCGGGGACAACGGGACGAATTTTCATGCGGACAACTCCACCGGCGTTGTAATCTACGACAACATGATGCGCGCGCCGGTAATCGGGGATATTCGTTTGATTTCTAATGAGCTTGCGGACATTATACGTACTAAGCAGGTAAACCGCATGCATCTGAAAACGCCCTACATCTTGACCGGCGAGCAGCAGTACCGTGACCAGATGGCGAACGTTTACAAACAAATCGCGGGCAACGAGCCTGCTATTATCGGCACGCGCGCGCTTGCGGAAGACATTAACATTGATGCCATTGATACGCACGTTGAGTTTATCGGGGACAAGCTGCAAGAAGATTTGCAGGCGACGCTCAATCTCGCGTTGTCTATGTTGGGCGTGGCGGAGATGCCGTTTAAGAAGGAGCGGCAGACTTCGGAAGAGGTGGACACGTACAACGAGGCTACTAACATTCTGCGCTCAGACCCGCTCAGCACGAGGCGGCAAGCGTGCGATGCGTTCAACGCGCGTTTCATGCCCGAGAAGCCCCTTATGTGCGTGTGGCGCGAGGACTTCGAGAGCACGGCCTATAACTTTTCGCACAACATGCAGGAACAGGTGAGGCTAGCATGAGCGTCAGTGAGACTTTTGATTTTTGCGAGTGCGGGCCGGACTACCACGGCAGCTATTCTATTCAGCTTATTGAGCTGGTAAACGACGGGTTCGACCCGTTCGGGGACGATGCTTGGAACTCGCTTGACTGGTATTTAACTGTTCAAGAAGAGGCCGACGCTGTGAAGCCCGCCGACGGCGCGCAAAAGAAGCGGTTCGAAGAGAAATTCTTGCGCCGTTTCCGTTTCCGCGATATTGGCATCACGCCGCCCGGGCCATGGCGCATGGAGCTTACCCGTGTGGCGGGCGAAGTTTTGCCGAAATATAAAAAGCTTTACCGCGCGGTTGAGACGAACGTAGACCCCATGAGCGACGGGAGCGATTACGGCAAGGAGCGGCGCGTGTACTCGGATTTTCCAGCTACCGCGCTCAACAACGAGACTGAGGATTACGCGGCCAACAGCAATGATTACCAGTTCGAACATATACAGTTGGGCGATTTCGTTGACTCGCTAGAGGGTTTGTATAAGAGATATAATGACGTTGACGTTTGGCTGCTAAAGGAGTTCGAATCACTCTTTAGTTGCATGTTCAATGTGAATGCTAACGGCACTTGGTAAGGGAGGTAATATCATGGCAGATTGCGAGTGCGGGCCGCAGACGTTACCGGTGCCCGGGCCTATCGGCACGTTCGCCGGGTTCACGGCATCTACGCCGGTCTTGCCCGCGATGTACTGGGACGTTTACTCAGCGGAGCAGCGCTGGAAAACGATGTGTTGCAATTTGAAAAAACTGATAGAATATAGTGAATCAATTGCGACGGAAGTCAACAATATTTCAGCTGGGCAAACTGACCTAATTGAAGAAAAAATTAATGAACTACTAGTTCCTATTAATACAAGGCTTGCTATATTAGAAGAGGCGCTTAACACTTTGATAAACAGTCTCGTTGTATATGACCCGACAAAGGGCGTATATACGAATTCTGTAAACCAATCGCGTCGAATGATGCAAATTTTGAGCACGCCTAACGATTCGATGCGCAGCGTTGCGGCAACTAGCACAATGACCGTTGACGAATTTGGAAAATATATGTGCGGCGAATACGTTAACGCTTCATTTAAACATTATTTAAACGAAACTATACCCTATCAATCTGTTAAGGGAGATAGTATACCCGAATACAAAGGAAACGAGCAGGCCGACGGAATCGCGTATGCGGATGGAGATGTATTCCACAATGCTTAGATCAACTTATTATGATTTACCGATTTATGAGCCAAATGATTCATCTAGTCTCATAGACGGCTATAATCAATGCGTTAATATTCTTGATAGAGAATTGCACCAATTGCAGGTAGCTATAGATATGATTAACATATCTATAAAAGGCCCTAAGGAGGCCAACTAATGAAAAATACGACTAATTATGCGTTGCCACTTTATGAGTCAACCGATGTAAATGACCTCACATCTGGTTATAATATTGCGATGGGCACGCTTGATAGTAAGCTTTATGAGGTTGCTAACAGCGGTTATTCGCTGCCAGCCGCTACCACATCCACGTTGGGCGGCGTTAAAGTTGGTACTAACCTTAGTATTACGTCTGACGGAACGCTAAGCTCAACTAACACGACTTATAGCGCGGCAACGACTTCGGCTAGCGGTCTTATGAGTGCGGCCGATAAAGCAAAGCTTGATGGCATCGCGAGCGGCGCGAATAAATATTCGCTGCCAGCCGCTACCACATCCACGTTGGGCGGCGTTAAAGTTGGTACTAACCTTAGTATTACGTCTGACGGAACGCTAAGCTCAACTAACACGACTTATAGCGCGGCAACGACTTCGGCTAGCGGTCTTATGAGTGCGGCCGATAAAGCAAAGCTTGATGGCATCGCGAGCGGCGCGAATAAATATTCGCTGCCAGCCGCTACCGCATCCACGTTGGGCGGCGTTAAAGTTGGTACTGGGCTTAGTGTTAGTTCGGATGGAACAACTACGGTTAACGTTGCCGAGCTGCAATGTATGGCCGATGGCTCTATAGCGATTGTTACTTCTTAAGGAGGCTTATACATTATGAAAGAAACAACTAATTTCGGCCTTGCGCTTTACGAACCCAATGATTTGTCTAACTTGACGGATGGCTATAACGAGTCGATGAATATTATTGATGAAAATCTATATAAATATGTTACTACTGTGTCAACGATTGTTCCTTTTGACAACGCCCCAACCACAGGAAGCACTAAGGGCGTTACTTCTGCGGGCGTGAAAACTTATGTTGATAAAGTGCAAACTAACCTTAACGCGATAACGCCTTTTGATTCTACGCCGACAGCCGGTAGCGCTAAGGGCGTTACTTCTGCGGGCGTGAAAACTTATGTTGATAAGGTTCAAACTAACCTTAACACGATAACGCCTTTTGATTCTACGCCGACGGTCGGCAGCGCTAAGGGCGTTACTTCGGCAGGAATTCGCAACTATGTAAACGCGGAAGTTACGAAAATTGATAACGAATTGCATTCGGATAGTACTACTATTTTTGGAACTAGCGCATATACTGATTATGATAGCGTAGTAACTAAAGATTCTAATAATTTGATAACTAGTGGTGCAGTTTATAATTTTGCTAGTAAAGATTCGCTGAGTTTCAGTGGAAAAAATAGTATTACTATCGGCGATTCGATTATGCTAGGCACCGGAACAACTACACCGACAACGGACGGGTTGCACGCACAACTCGCAAAAATGCTTAACACTACTAACTATAACTACGCAAAAAATCAAGCTGGTTTTAACGTGACGAATAACACATATCTAGCGCAACTTAATAGTGCTTACGCCGAACATCCAGATGGAATCGACTTAATTATAATTAGCGGCGGGATAAACGACGCAACGAATGAAACATATGCAAGCGGCGTATATAATGCGGCAGTTACGCTATTTAATACTGCGCAACAATATTATCCAAATGCAACCATTATATGTGCTCCAATGCAAGCTTATTCTAATTGTAAAGTTAACAACGCGATTCAAATATGGTCTAAAGCTAATAGCAAGCGCAATCCAACTGTTTACAAATATATATTACAAGCGTGCGCAGATTGTAATATTAAATGCATAAAATCGTGTCACCAATGGCTAACAAATCAACCCTCACTATATACAGACACTGTGCACCCTAACTCGGATGGTGCCAAACAACAAGCGATTAAAATTGTATCTGATATTTTCGGCGGAACTCTGCTACCGTCATTTAATATACCGTATAGCGTTAACTCTAATATAAGTAGTTCCGATAATTTTAATATAGCAATTGAAAACGGCATCATATCTATTGCCGGAACACTAGTTCCAAACACCACAATAGCACAATTTACTACTTTGGTTTATTTTGATTCAGGCCTTGAAAATAACATATCATGCTCAATCCTTTATAATAACTCAGGAACGTTTACATATGCGGGCGGTTATGTCGCACCTGAAGTCATTGGAACGGCTAACAATTTGGCAAACAGTGACCTCATGTTTAACACTACATACATACCAGGTTGCAACTAAATAGCAACATAAATACCCCTCATGCAATATACATAATTGCCCTCCCCTTGCGTTTGGGATGCGAAACGCAAGGGGAGGGTATTTTGTTGGCAAGTTAATATGTTCTAGTTTGTACGTACTGTGTTCGGTTTACGACCAGATGTTCTATTTACGTTTGCGCAGGTAGATATAGGTACATTGTGATGAAATGAAAGTTAAGGTGTGCTGTTGTGGACAAAACCGCAGATCAGAGGGCTGTTCGGTTAAAGAATATGATTGGAAATTTTATCGAACACACGTTCGGGT